GCTCTCGGCGAGCTCTGGTCCATCGGGGAAAGAGAGCGTCGTCTCCACCCCCCTTCATCTTAACATCGGCACGATTAAGGCCCTTGTACCATCTCTTACGCTCCTTTGGAGTGTAAGGGTGCACCTTGAGGGTCTCTTCTGCGGAACACAGAGAGACCAACATCAAGGCGGGAAATGATGTGGGATCCCCCATCATTTGCCCAGTGGTCGTAATCGTACCTGGTGCGCAATTTAGGTCTGTCAGCCAATCATCCCACATTGCGATGATTTTAGCGGCATGACCTAGACCTCCGCGCCCGCCATCCTTCGGTATGGCCGAGTATCGGTCATCCAGAAGGGGCGCTCTCGGATAACGCTCAAACATTATTAATGGAGCATAATCATCAGGCTTCCCCGAGAGGATTTTCTTCGGACCAAACAGCTTGGTAAACCAACGTCTGTAAGGCTGAAGTGAAGAGAAGCGATCTGCTAACTCTTCATAAAATCCCCTCGTGAGCCATTCCGGATGGTAATCCGTGGCGGCGGTACAATCTTGGGAATCCCAAGGCCCGTCCTCACCACGCATATCCATTCGGAGATGACCGCCGAGCGCTTCCGAGAACCGGGGGTCGCGGATCATAACATGGTCCGCAACCCGCCTCAGGATTTGTTGAACAAGGTTCACTGCAGTAAGACTGCAGGTTGGAAACCTTGTCTTCAAACCCTTCTCCTCAGCAACTATAGGGAGAACCGGTACGTACGTAATGGTTTCCATTACGTGTTCGACCGCTATCTTCAAATAGTCCTGGAGGAACTCGCCACATCCGGGTAGAACTTTTTCTAACTCGGACCACGGCTGCCGGAACATTTGCTCAGGACCGTTAACTAACGAGTGACTGAGTAGTTCCAGGTACGAACCGTCGGAATCACGTCCCATAGAAGGGGCGCCATTCCAATGGCGAGTCTTCTTAATCGCATAGCCGAGCAGCACTAGGTGCTGGACTCCCACTACATGCCCTCCATAACTGCGGGGAAATCCCAACGCAGCATTGGAAGAAGGCATAGTGTAGAGTTCTTTGGGGGGTGCACCCGCACCCCACCTCTCGACATACGATTTAAGGAATGGTCTCCAATAAGCCGGTTCCGGCTTGGGTATTGATGTCAAACGTGCCATCAATCCCTCAAGTCCGGCCTTGTCTTTAGGAGCGGGGGGAAGAGCCCTAGCGATGTATGATGACATCATCGCCGGTATCCTCTCCTCGAACACCAGAAGCCGCCCAGAAGGCTTTGGGCCTCCGAAGTACCAGTGCCTATTGGCCTGGGCACATTCTTTGAGCCTCTTAGCCGCTTCTAGCGGATGATACACTAACTGGTTACGGAAACGGTTAACGCCCTGAAGTCGTCGACTATTCAGAGTGAACGTACCTCCGTACCTTGTTAGATACCAGGCCCTTTCTTGTTGGTATCCAACAAGAAGGGCGTCCCAGGTAGCCCTCATAAACTCAAGAACTTCCTTGTTACGTAAGTAACGTTTAACAAGGGGAGTTAGACCATCCTTACGGAGCGCAGCCGCTACGTATTTGAGGTGGTCCTCCGCCCATAGGGCGTAGAACTCGTGTTTAGAGAGGCCTGGGGTCCTGACGGGAGGCTGTACATTTAGTATAGCCTTGCCAGGAAGACCCCGAATCTCATCTCCTTCGAACCTGAACTTCCTGCAATTTGCAAGAATTTCAATAGGATATCGAAGGAGCGGTTTTAGTCGGCCATGGAGGGATAACCCTTCATGAGATCGATAATACCAGTCAATGGCTGGCATTTCGATTGTCCCGAACTTAAACCACAATTCAGGTTTTTTACCCGCGTCTCTGGATTTTGGTTCCAGAGGCGTAGATATGGCTTCATCCCGCACACCAAAGGTGTGGGGCTTACGCCGATTCCTCTTCTTTTTGGGAAGAGGGGAGGGGCTCTGTTGAGAGTCCAGATGGTTTTTCGCCATCA